GCCATGAAGGGCATCGGCCTCACCGATGAGGCGGTGCTTTCCGGCTACGGCAACCCCGTGGGCGAAGCCAACACCCAGCTGGCCCTGGCCATTGCCGCCAAGATCGACAACGACTGCATGGACGCCCTGCAGACCGCCAGCCTGATCTATGACGGTTCCTCCTCCGCCATCAGCTACAACGGCATCGTGGACGCTGTGGACCTGTTTGAGGAGGAGATGGGCTGCTCCGACAAGGTGCTGTTCATCCATCCCAAGCAGGTCACCCAGCTGCGCAAGAGCCAGGATTTCATCAGCGCCGACAAGTACCAGCCGGGTGTCAGCCTGACCGGTGAGATCGGCATGATCGCCGGCTGCCGCCTGGTGCCCAGCAAAAAGGTGCCCCTGACCGAGGGCGTTTACATGTGCCCCATCGTCAAGCTGGAAGCGGACCCCGAGGTGGACGATGAGATCCCGGCCCTGACCATCTACCGCAAGCGGGATGTGAACATCGAGACCGAGCGCAAGCCCAAGACCCGCACCACCGAGATCACCGCCGACGAGTTCTATGTGGCGGTGCTCTCCAACGAGGCCAAGGTGGTGCTGGCCAAGTTCAAGGAAGCGTAAGGGGGTCTGCCCATGCCCGATTACACCTTTTACCGGGAGACCTACCTGGGGGAGGATATCCCCGAGGAAGCCTTTCCCCGGTTTGTGCAGCGCGCCGGGGCGGAACTGGCCCGCATGCGGGATGTTTACGCCGTAAGCCCCCGCCCCGGCCTGGAGCCGGACAATGCCGAGGCCATGGCCCTGTGCGCCGTGGCGGACGCCATCTATGAGTTCGCCCAGGAGGACGAGGCCCGGGGCCTGGCGGGCATTACGGTGGGCAGCGTAAGCGAAACCTACACCGCCCCGCCGGAACTGTGCGCCACCACCCTGGCCCTGCGGGCGGCCCATTACCGGCACGAAGCCGGGTATTATCTGCAGATCGGGCGGTGGCTGCCCCATGCGTAAGAACCACCTGTTTGCCCGCACCGTCACGGTCTACCACGGGGACCCCTACGCCCTGACCGTTACCCGTACCGTGCTGCGGGGGGTGTTCTGGCAGAGCGGGCAGCGGGGCGTTCCCGCCGCCGACGGCACCACCCAGACTTCGGCCATGCTGCTGGTGGTGCCGGAATCCGCCGCCCGGTACGGCACCGACTATACCCTGGAACCGGGGGACCGCCTGTGTGCCGGGGAAGGTCCCGAGGTCAGCTGGGAACAGTGGCCTGCCTTTGTGCCCGGGGCGCAGCCGGGGCTGGCGGTGGTGCAGTATGTGCTGCCCATGACCCGGGGGGATACCCTGCACCATGTGGAGGCCGGGACCTGGTGGACCGGCAGCGGCACCGGCGCCCACCGCCTGACCAACTAAGGAGGCAGTTGCCTATGAATCCAAACCTGATGCCGGACCTGATGGCTTTTCTGGCCGGGGCCCCGGCGCTGCAGGACCTGACCCTGCTGCCCGAAGACGCGGGCCCCGCCCCCGGCACCGGCGGGCTGTGGCCCCGGGGCGTGAAGGTGATCACCCGCAAGGAAAACCTGCTGGGCGGCGTAAGCCTGCGCTGCCAGGCGGAGTTTTTGCTGCGGCTGTGCCTGCCGCTGCCCCCGGGGGACACCGCCCAGGCCTTGCGCAATGCCGGGCGGCTGTTGAACCTGCAAGCCTGGGTGGCCGCCCAGAGCGCCGCCCACACCCTGCCCCGGCTGGGGGACGGCCTGCCCGAAGTGGAGACCCTGCGGGCGGAGGAAGGCCGCCTGGAACGGGCCGACGCCGGCGGCACCGCACGCTACACCCTCCGCCTGCTGGCGGAATACACCGAACTTTATAAGGAGGATACCCCATGAAGATTCAACGCAAATACATGGCCCACTACCTGAATGCGGCCTTCAGTGATCCCGAGACCAAGTACGTCCGGCTGGGCCGTGACCTGGAGGAATACGCCCCGGAACTGAGCGCCAATGTGGAGAAAAAGTCCAACATCCTGGGCGAGACCGCTGTGGTCATCGACAGCTACCAGAAGCAGGGGGAAGTGACCCCCTACTACGCCGAGGAGGGCGACCCCCTGTTTGAAAAGCTCCAGGCCATCCTGGACGGCGACCTGGTGCTGGACGACCTGAAGACCGACATGGTGGAGGTCAAGCTCTGGGGCGAGGAGGAAGACGCCTACCCCGCCGTGAAGGAGGAATGTTACATCGAGATCGTCAGCTACGGCGGCGATACCACCGGTTACCAGATCCCCTTCAACGTGCACTACACCGGCGTCAAGACCACCGGCACCTTTGACCCGGAGACCAAAACTTTTACCCCCGCAGCGTAAGCCTTTCAAAGAGGGCAACAGGTCCGCACGGCGGTGCCTGACGGCCCTGTTTCCCCCTTTGGATTCCCCTTCGACAAAATTTGACGCCAAATCGCGCACTCGCCGCGCGGCGTCTCGCACACAATTTGACGTCAAATTTCCCTGGATGTGTCAGGACCGTCGGCGCATGTCCGCCGGTCCTGACGAAAAAATATACGGTGCGGGGACGGCTGCGGCTGTCCCCGCTTCTTTTATAAGAAAGGAAATCCCATGAAGCAACTGACCATTGATACCGGTGTGGAGGAATTTTCCGTCAATGGGCATGGCGTGCTGCGCTTCAACCCCGCGGACCCCAACCTCTACCACCGGTTTTTCGGGGCGGGCCCGGCGCTGGAAGCCCTGGACCGGGAACTGGAACAAAAGGCCGCCGCCCTGCCCCAGGACGGCCCCGAAGCCACCTGTGCGGGGGTGGCCCTGCTGGCCGAGTATGACAAGCGCATCAAAGCGCTGCTTACCGGCATTTTCGGCCCCGAAAACGACTTTGACGCGGTGCTGGGCGGCGTGAACCTGGCGGGGGTGGGCGCCAACGGCCGGCGGGTGGTGCAGAACCTGCTGGAAGCCCTGACCCCCATTTTGCAGGAAGGCGCCCAGCGGCACCTGGATGCGGCGGCGGATGCCGCCGTGGCCCGGGCCGACGCTGCCCGCACCGCCCGGGGCGGCGCATGACCGGGGGCTGGAGCCTGCCCATGCAGGCGGTGATCGAGGACCGGGTCTACCAGATCCACACCGATTACCGGGACGTGCTGGAACTGCTGCGCTGGCTGGACGGTTCCGCCGACCCCACCCTGGACCAGGGGGAACGGTGGTATGTGGCCATGCGGCTGTTCTACCCGGATTTCGGGGCCATGCCCCGGCAGGACTGGCCCGCCGCCACCCGGTTTCTCACGGCGTTTCTGGCGGCAGGACGGCCCGAACCCGCCCGCCACACCCCCCGGCTGATGGACTGGCAGCAGGACGCGCCGCTGATCGCCGCGGGCATCAGCCAGGCCACCGGCCAGGATGTGCGGGCGCTGCCCTACCTGCACTGGTGGAGCTTTCTGAGCTGGTTCGACGCCATCGGGGAAGGGACCTTTGCCACGGTAGTGGCCATCCGGGACAAGCTGCGCCGGGGCAAAAAGCTGGAACCCTGGGAACTGGATTTCTACCGCACCCACCGCGCCGCCGTGGACCTGCGCCCCGCCCCCGACCCGGAGGCGGAGGCCGAAAAGCAGCGGCTGCTGGCGCGGCTGGGCGCCTGATCCCCGAAAGGAGGGACCCCATTGGCAAAAACCATTACCTTTGACGAGGCTTCGGCCCTGGCGGCGTCAGAGGGCAGCGTGGAAAGCGCGCTGCAAAAGATGACCGCCGCTCTTTCCGGCCTGGGGGATGCGGGGGCCGAAGCCCGCAGCGTGCTTGATACGCTGCGCAAAAGCCTGCAGTCCACCGCCGCCCAGGCTGCCAAGAGCAGCCGCAGTCTGGCCAAGTTCGACGAGATCAACCGGCTGGCCGCCCTGGAAACGGAAAAGACCAGCTCCAAGTCCGGCAGCGGCAGCAGCAAGAAAGAGGAGACCGAAGAACCCGAGGCCCAGGAGCAGCTGACCCTGTGGCAGCGCATCCTGCAAACCTTGCAGGACCTGTGGGCCCGGTTCTGGGCCTATCTGCAAACCTACTACGCCCCGGCCATCGCCGCCTGGCAGGCCGCCTGGGCCCAGATGTCCGCGGCGGCTGCCGCGGTGTGGGAGCCGCTGCGCGCCGCCGCCCTGCAGCTGTGGACCGGCACCCTGCAGCCCCTGGCCCAGTATTTGGCCACCGTCTTTCTGCCCGGGGTGGTGAACAGCTTCTCCCAGGCGTTCGCGCCCATCGTGGGCGGGGCGGTGTCCACGGCCATCACGCTGCTGGGCCAGGCCTTTACCGGGCTGGCCGGGCTGATCAACCAGGCCGTCACCACCGTGGTGCAGCCCGCCCTGGCGCTGCTGCTCACCGTCTGGCAGGACCTGATGACCGGCGTCCAGGCCGCCTGGGCCGCCTACGGCCAGCCGCTGCTGGACGGGGTGGTGCTGGCCTTCCAGAACCTGGGGACTCTGGTCAATACCCTGTGGACCGGCACCTTGCAGCCGGTGCTCACCCAGCTGATCCAACGGCTGGGCGCTTTGTGGACCGACTGCCTGAACCCCCTGTGGCAGCAGCTGACCCTGGCCCTGGGCGCCGTGATGAACCTGGTGCTCAACCTCTGGAACACCGTGCTGGCGCCCCTGGTCACCTGGCTGGCGGCTACCCTGGGCCCGGTGTTCACCCAGGTGTTCGGAGCGGTGGCTTCCGCCGTGCAGGCCGCCGTCACGGTGGTCAGCGGCGCCCTTACGGCGGTATTGCAGCTGCTGCGGGGCCTGGCGGATTTCGTAAGCCAGACCCTGCAGGGCCAGTGGTCCGCCGCCTGGAACACCATGGCCCGCACCGTGGAACAGGTGTGGCAGACCATCACCGGCACCGTGCAGGGGGCGGTGGACAACATCCTCTCTCTGGTGCAGAACCTGGCCGGGACGGTCAGTTCCATCCTGTCCGGCATCTGGTCGGCCATTTCCGGCGTGGGCAGCGCCGCTTCGGGGGCGATTTCGGCGGCAGGCCAGTGGCTCCAGGGGCGCAGCGCCGCCCCCGCCCTGGTCTATGCCCAAAGCCTGCCGGTACCGGCGCTGGCTTCCGGCGCGGTGATCCCGCCCAACCGGCAATTTCTGGCACTGCTGGGCGACCAGCGCCACGGCACCAACATCGAAGCCCCCCTGGCCACCATCGAACAGGCGGTGGCCGGGGTCATGGCCGATGTGCAGGCCGGGCAGATGGCGGGCTTTGAGACCCTGGCCGCCCTGCTGCGGCAGCTGCTGCAGGCGGTGTACGGCATTGAACTTACCGACGAGATGGTGGGCCGGGCCGCCCAGCGCTGGACCCGGCGGACCCAGCTGCAGGGAGGAGGTGCGGTCCTGTGACACTGACCCCTTTGTTCCAGATCGACGGCCAGCCCCTCTATGCCCCCGACGCCGGGGTGGAGCCCAGCTACGCGGACCTGGATTCCAGCGATTCCGGGCGGGACGCCAGCGGCGTCATGCACCGGGAGGTGGTGCGGGAAAAGGTGGCTACCTGGCCTTTCTCCTACGCGGCCCTCACCGACAAGGAGTACGCCTACCTGGTGGGATTGTTTGCGGGCAAGGCTACCTTTGCCTTCACCCATCCCAAGGCGGGCTCCTCCACCGAGACCGAGACCACCACCTGCTATTGCAGCAACTACAGCATCGCCTGGCGCAGCGCCCGGGACGGCACCTGGCGCAACCTGAAATTCAATATCATCCAGTGCTGAGGGAGGGAACACCATGATCCATAATCTGCTGGTCCTGCCCGACGGCACCGAACTGTCCGCGGGGGTGCCGGGGCAAAACGCCCTGCGCAGTCTGCAATGGACCCATACCCTGAACAACGGCACCGACCTGACCCCCGGGTCCGCCTGTGCCGATTCCATCGAGGCGGAGATTTGGGTGGAACCGGGCCGGAGCCCGGGCATCCGGGAAGGGGAGGAACTGACCCTCTACCGGGTGGGGGAGGACGGTACCCGCACCCCGGCGGGTATCTTTGTAGCCGAAAGTCCCACCCGGGGCAAACGCAACCTCTACCGCCTTACCGCCTACGACCGCATGGTTTTGACCGAGCGGGATCTTTCCCCCTGGCTGCGGGACTTGCAGGGGGAATTCCCCATGACGCTGGACGCCTTTGTGCAGCGGGTGGCCGAAGCCTGCGGCGTGCCGCTGGCGGGCACGCTGCCCCGCAACGGGGACTATTCCGTGCGGGCCTTTTACGCCGACAGCCTGACCGGGCGGCAACTGCTGCAATGGGCCGCCCAGGCCGCCGGGTGTTATGTGCACTGCGACGCCGCAGGGGCGCTGGCCTTCGGCTGGTACCAGGACAGCCGGGGCCGGCAGAGCCTGGTCCCGGGGGGCGATGCCGCCGACCCCCAGCTGGGCACGGCGGTGCCCTACCGCCAGGACGGTCTTTCCTACGAGGAATACCAGACGGCCCCCATTGACAAGGTGCAGATCCGTCAGTCGGACAGCGACGTGGGGGTGATCTACCCGGCGGAGGAAACGGGCACCAACGCCCTGGTAATCCAGGGCAACCTGCTGCTCACGGCGGAACAGGACGAGGACCTGCGCCCGGTGGCCCAGGCCCTGTACGAGGCGGCTGCCGCCTGGCCCGCCTACACCCCCTGCACGGTCAGCGCTTTCGGCAGCTGCCCGGTCACGGCGGGGCAATGGGTGTATGTGTTGACTCCCGGCGGTCAGCGGCTGGAAACCTGCGTGATGACCGCTGTTTTTGCGGACGGGGAGACCCGGCTGGAATCCACCGGCAATGCCCGGCGGGACAGCGTGGCCGCCGTGAACAGCAGCCGCCTGAACCTGACCGGCAAACTGCTGGAGATCAAGACTTCCATCGACGGCCTGAACGTGAAGGCCAGCGACCTGGCCGGGGATTACAGCGAACTGAAACAGTCGGTGGACAGCCTTTCCCTGGGGGTGACGGCTCAGAACGTCTACCAGGACATCCGGGGGCAGGCCCCCTGGGTGGAAGTCTACGGCGGCGCCGTGGAGCAGGAGGACGAGGTCACCCTCACCGGCCGCGAAAAGGAATGCGGCGCGTCGGTTTATGTGCCGGAGGAAAACCTGGCCGGGCTGGCGGGCAAGCGGCTGCGCATCACCCTGGACTACAAGGTGGATCAGGTGGTGGGCGGTGCCGCCTGTGAGGTGATCCTGTGGCGCACCTACCAGGGCGAGAGCGTGGGCGGCCTGTATGTGCGCCAGATCACCACCGGGGCGGGCGTGGCTGTCATGCCGGACTGGGAGCCGGTGGAGTGGGAGACCACCCTGGCCCAGAAGGCCGTGGCGGAACTGCACTTTTACCTGCGCCTGAGAGCCGGGGCCCACGGTGTGGTGCGGTTCCGGGGCCTGCGCATCGAGGCTGTCCACACGGTGGAAAGCTCGGTCTCCCTCTCCAAGGACGGGGTGACCGTCAGCACGGCCTCCCTGGGGCAGCTGGCCACCGCCGCCGACTACACCGCCCTCAAACTGGAACAGGGCAATCTTTCCCTGACGGTGGTCAAGGACGGGGAGGTGCGCAGCAAGTTTGCCGCCGATGACAGCAGCGTTACCATCAGCAGCGGGCAGATCACCTTTGCCGCCAACACCCTGGTGGTGGACAGCGACAACTTCAAACTCAAGGAGGACGGCACCGTCCAGATCACCGGCACTTTCACCTCAGAGGGCAGCGTGGACCGGGCCTACATCGGTTCCGGCCAGCTGCATCTGGAGCGCAAGACCAACGACGGTGTCTGGCGGCCGACCATCTACGGCTACAGCGATGGCGCCAACGCCGCCCTGGGGCATCTGCGCCTGTACGGCCCCGCCGCCGAGGGCAACCAGATCCCCATGGCCGCCCTGAACAGCGGGTTTTCCGGCGGGGAGTTCTGGCTGTACTACGCCAACGGCAAACCCATGTTCCAGGCTACGCCGGACAGCAACGGCGGACCCTATTTCTCGCTGATCAACAGCAGCTGGCAGTCCATCGGAAACTGGCGGATGGACGACGACGGGCGCGGGCATATGACCACCCCCATCGTGGAGCTGGAAAAACTCAAGGCGGATGGCGTCAGCTACACGGCCCAATGGGTGTACATGAGCAGCCTGGGCCGGTATGTGCTGTGCGCCAAATAACCATAGGAGGAACAACATGACAGATGATGAACGCATCAGCGCCTTGCAGCAGGCGGTGGTGGAAGCGGTAAACGAATCCTGCCTGCCCCTGGGCGTCAAGGCCCTGGTGCTGGAAAACCTGCTGCTGCGGGTCACGGCAGCCATCCGGGCCGGGGGCGGGACCCCCGCGCCGGAACCGCCCGCCCCCGGCGGGGAATCCGCGTAAGGAGGCAGCCATGACACAGAACGGTATTTTTCAGGGCCGCACCCGGGTGGTTTACGACTATGGCCGCTACGGCTATACCCGGGGCGGCGGCAAGACCTGGCACGGCGGGCTGGACCTGGTGGGGGTGGATGAGGATACCATCCGCATGCCCTGTTATACCGGGGCCGACGGCACCCGGCGGGAGATCTGCGGCCGGGTCATCACCGCCCGCCAGGTCACCGACCGTACCAACCGCACCTGGGAGTGGGGCTGGTACGTCTGCGTCCAGCTGGACGCGGACCAGACCCCCGACGCGGTGAACTATCTCTATTTCTGCCACTGTGACCACCTGCTGGTGTCGGTGGGGCAGCAGGTGCGCAGCGGGGACCCGCTGGCCGTTATGGGCAATTCGGGCAATGCGGCCCTCAACGACCCGCCCTACAAGCACTGCCACCTGGAAGTGCGGGCTGCAGCCACCGGCAGCGGCCTGGACCCCACGGCTTACAGCGGCACTCCCAACGCAGTGGGCACCTACGGCACCGCCCCGGAAACCGCCCAGGGCGAAAACCGTCTGCAGATCATTACCATCGGCCCTGTAAGCCAGGGGGATGCCGATGCGGTGCTGGCGGTGTGCCGTCAGCGGGGGCTGGACACCCAGGGGCTGTACACCAGCCGCTGGGCCTGACTGAACCGGAAAGGAGGATTTTGCATGGAAAACGACAATCTGTTTCTCTGGCTCAAGGCGGCGGTCACCGCCTTCGCAGGGGCCTTCGGGGCGGCTTTTGGCTGGCTGGGCTGGCTGGTAGTGGCCTGGGTGGTCTGCATGGCCCTGGACTGGCTCAGCGGCAGCGCCGCCGCGGCTGCCCGGGGCAGCTGGTCCAGTGCCGCCGCCCGGGCGGGCATCTGGCATAAGGGCGGTATGGTGCTGGTGGTGCTGGTAGCCGCCGTGGCCGATTGTGTGCTGGGGGTGGCTGTGCGTCATCTGCCGGGACTGGAAGTGCCCTACACGGCCCTGGTGCTGCCGGTGATCCTGGTATGGTACATCTTTACCGAGCTGGGGTCCATCGCTGAAAATGCCACCGATATGGGGGCCCCGGTGCCCGCCTGGCTTACCAAACTGCTGGCTGCGGGCAAAGCGGCTGCAGAGCCGAAAGAATAAACGGGGGAAAATCGTTTGTATAGATGAGCCCGGAATGCGCAAATTCTGCTCTCTGCGGGCTCCGCCGCTGGACAAGGGGGGGCTGCCCTTGGTATACTAAAAGAAGATAAACGGGACAAGAAATATCCAAACAGATCGCTTTGCCTTATACATTTTAAAGAAAAGTGAGAATCAATGGGAAAAGTTGAGATCAAGATGCTGGGCACCTTTGAGATCCTGGTGGACGGTCGGCCGGTGCTGGCCCAGTTGAGCCAGTCCCGCAAGGCTACGGCGCTGGTGCAGTACCTGGTGCTGCAGCGGGGTGCCCGGGTGCCCCACAAGACCCTGACCGACGTGCTGTGGGGCGGCGAACGCAGCGCCAACCCCGACATGGCGCTGCGGGCGATCCTGCATCGGTTCCGGGGTATGGTGGCCCAGGAGCAGCTGACCCCGCTGGAAAACTGCATCCTGACCAGCCGGGGATACTATCAGTGGAATCCCGAGCTACCCTGCGAGGTGGATGTGTTCCATATGGAGGACCTGGTCATGGAGGCCGGGCAGGAGAAAGACCCCCAGCGCCGCCTGGAACTGGAGGAGGAGATCGTGGACGTGTACCGGGGACGGCTGCTGCCGCTCTCGGGCGGGGAACCCTGGGTGGAAAGTACCGCCGTGCGGCTGCATGTACTGTACCGGGCAGCCATGATCCATCTGCTGGAGCATTACAAAAAGACCGGCGACAACGAACGTCTGGTGGCCCTGTGTGAGAGCGGTCTGGAAAAGAATCCCCGGGCCGAACGGCTGTATCTGGAACTGGTCGTGGCCCTGGAGAGCCTGGGCCGCCAGGAGGAAGCCCACCAGGTGATCCAGCGGGGACTGGCCCAGGGCTGCCTGCACCACGCGGCAGAACCGGGGCGGGTGGGCGCCATGTGGCGTCAGGCTCGCCAGGCCGACCGCAACATGGAAAACGAGATGGCCCGGCTGGTGGCTTCGCTGCCCCGGGACCACGGGCAGGGGGCGCTCCTCTGTTCCTTCGAGATCTTCGGCCAGATCTACCGTCTGGAACGGGGTGTGCAGGCTCAGTGCAGTGTGCCGGTGTTTTTGCTGCTGGTGACCGTCATGCCGGTGCAGGTCCCCGATGAGGCCGAGACCCGGCGGATGATGCAGGTGCTGCAGGAACTGCTGCGCACCTGTCTGCGCAGCTGCGACGTGGTGGCCCCCTACAGCGATACCCAGTACGCGGTGCTGGTGTGCGGCTCGCCGGGGCAGCATGTGGGTATGCTGGAAACCATCAAACAGGCCTTCTACGGCACCGCTACCCAGGGTAAGTATCTGCTCAGTTTCAACGCCTATTCCCCCAAGGAGGGCCAGGAACCGCCCCGCCGCCGGCGCTATGCCCGCCGCGGCAAGTCCCAGGGCTGAACCCGCAAAAACATAGACACAGAGCGGCGGCAGGCAGACCTTGCCGCCGCCTGTTTTTTCGGCTGAGCGCCGCCCAAAAACTTTTGAGAAAAAAGTTGAATTTTTTCAAAAAAGTGCTTGACATTTCCGGGGGCGGGTGGTATTATACTAACTGCACTTGCGCCGGTAGCTCAGCTGGATAGAGTGTCTGACTACGAATCAGAAGGTCGGGAGTTCGAGTCTCTTCCGGCGCACCATGCACCGCACCGGGGCAGAGATGCCTCGGTGCATTTTTTGTTTGTATCGCTTTTTTCAAAGCGCACAAACAGCGGCAACCCATACAGTCACCGCTGTTAATCCGATTTGAAAATCAGAAAAAAAGCGTGTTTCTATAGTGTTCCTGGCAGCGGGTGTTCTCCCGCTTTCCCCCCGACCCAGCATCCCGGCTGGAGGTTTCTGCCTGTGGGGGCCTGTGGCGCAGCGGGGCTTGTTGCAGCCCAACGGCTTGTGCAGCCGACTGCGGTACAGAAAAAAACAGGAACAGCATATTCGATTTTCAAGGTACAACGATAAAAACCCCCAACCATTTCACAACGGTGGGGGTTTGGTGTACCTTGACAAAGGTCAAACTGTATTGTACACTGTTTAGGCGATAAACCAAACGGAAATTGGTTTATAACCATACAGATATGCAACACAGATTGTATTGCTTAGTACCACGTTACCCCACAACGCTGCGTCTTTTTTAGCCTTGTGGTTACTGGTTGCCAGATTTGAAAGGTGGCTTCCAGGGTGGAGTTCTTATCGGGACTATTATAAGCAGATTTGAAAGGGAAGTCAAGCGACGAAAGCCGCTTGGCTTTCTTTTTTTCTGCATAATAGGGCTTAGAAAAGGTCGCTGTGTGAGCCGGTTCTGGTGAGGTACAAAATCAATTCTTCATCGGCCACTTCGTAGATCAGCAACCAATCCGGGGTGATGTGGCATTCGCGGCATCCCGCATAGTCCCCGGAAAGTTGGTGATCCCGGTTCTTCTCTGGCAGCGGTTTCTGGTTGGCCAGCAGCTCGATCACCTTTTCCAGCAGGCGCATATCATAGCCGCGCTTTACAATTCTTTTGTAGTCTTTCTTGAAGGCGGCCTGATACTTAATCGTCAGCATTCAAATCCTCCATGAGTTCTTCTACGGAAGAAAAAGCCTTACTCATTCCAATACCTTTTCTGGCGTCTTCAATTGCCTTTTTCGTATCGGCGTTCGGAACTTCGGCTCCAATCTCAAAGGGGATTCGATATTCCCGGACCGCCTTTTTCGCAAAAACGGTAAATGCCGTTGTCATCGTCATGCCAACATCATTGCAAAAAGCCTCAAACTGCTGCTTCAAGTCGGAATCCATGCGGATATTGATGTTGATGTTCGCCATACAGTGCAATCTCCTTTCCTTGATTCTGTAACTATTATAGCACGGAGCGTTCACAATGTCAATATATTTATATACATTGTTCGCACGTTTTTCCGCTTCTTGCTCACTCCACTATATTCGCGAGTGTGATTGTTTCGACACACAGTTCTGCAAATTACAATGGAAAAAATAACGGCACGACGACTAAAACGGTTTGCGCCTAATAGGCACAAACCGGCGCGTGCCGATGTCCGATTCATAAACTAATACTGGCTGCGCAATTTTTGAGCTTCCGGGGGAAGAAACACCGTACGGGGCTTACCATTCCACCTTGTCTTCTGGCAGGCACGCGGAAAGCGGCGTGTTCATCCCTTCTATGATTTCCCTTTTCACCTGAGAATTGGAGGACAAATAGCATGTTTCCGACGGGCTGCGGGCATCTTCTTCCAGAAGTTCAGCAAAGGAGCCGTAGGTTTTCTTTTTTGGGTCGTTTTTCATCTGCTGAAGCTCCTGAAAGACATCTTGAGTTTTTTTGTTCGGTGTGTCGTTACGGGTTTCCAGTGGGCACCCCTTTTCTCGCGTGCTTTTCGTTGCAAACATGTTTTCCATGGGCTACTCCCTTTAAGCGGTTAACAAATGCAGCTGATTCGTAAAGAACCTGTGCCTATTAGGCACAAAGCGTTTTGTAGCGCCAGCCTGGGCGACATCATTGGCCACCGTCTTTTTCCTTTTCCGTCAGAAATGCAGCGCGCACCTCTTGCAGCTTTTTGACCCCCAGCGCCCAATGGGGGCGGATTTCTTTACCGGTCATACCGGCTTCGCGGCACAGACGCATTTCCCGCAAGACACGGGGGCCGCACTTGTGCAGCTTGATGAGCTTTAGGCCGTAGGTATCCGGCATAATGCCGTTGGCAATACCGATCAGCAGTTCCCGCAACTGGTTTTTGTCGATGCCGTGAACAGGGTCCTCGTAGTACATGGGCGGCAACAAGCCCTGCTCTCTGGCCCAATCCCGCAGCTGATGGACGCGGCGCTTCTTGATGATGTGCAGCGGCAAGGTCGGGTCATCGTAGCTGCTTTCATCAAAGCCCATGCGCATCCCCAGGCGCAGTTCGGTGAGCTTGGGCAGGCCCTCGTCGGTGTTGTACCCCTTGGCCAGATACGGCTCGATGTCCAGATCGTCCTCGATCCAGGCCGCTTTTTCCGCCTCCCAGGCCAGGTCTATCGGCCTGCCGCCCAGCATGGCCCGCTTTTCGGCTTTGGCCTTTTTTGCCAGGTAGATGATGCCGCCCTGGTGTGCGGCGCAGCGGGCTTTTTTGTTTGCAGTCTGCGCAATCTGCCGCCCGGAATAGCCGATCATTTTCAAGCCTTCCGGCGGCGTTTCGGTCTCTGCAACACGCACCACCACCCGCAGCATCTTTTTGCGACACCCCGGTACGGGCACCCGTACCCAGCTGCCAGGCTTCAGCCCGGCGCTGCCTTTGTAGTCCTCCGGCACGCCGAACCCGTATTCTTTGCCATCCGGCTTGAATTTGATAAACACCATCTTCATGCAAAAGTCACTCCCTGTTGCTTAAATTATACCTGCTGCCTACGTCGGTGGCAACGACTGTACAAAGAAAAAAATAGTCTGGCGCAGCAATCGGGCAGGCTGTGGGCGCGAAAAGTGGAGCGCACGCGGAACCCTTCACCCTGGGTAAGAGGGACTTTGCCGTGTATACCTACCTCTGCTCCAGGCTGTTCTGAAAGGCGCACTTCTCCCCTTATTGCTGATTTGTAGAGGGAGAAATATCTTTCTTCTGTACTGTAAGTAGGATTAGTCTTATTATTGTTCCGCAAATTTTGACATGCCCATTTTGCAAAAATCTTTAGAATCGCTTGACAAGCACGGCTCTCATGTAGTATCTTGAAATTGGAAATGAGACTTGCTATGCTTGCCAGCAGCATCTCGATTTTTTGCCGCCGTGTTCCAGCACGGCGGTTTTCTTTTTGTGCGCCAGGATTGGCCCCTGGGAGCGTCTGTGCGACCGTTTCGACGAGTATGTACAGGTTGTGCTTCCCGGCACGGAAAGCGGCTTTGAGGAGCCTCCCAGCGGCCACCAGGGATTTGACAGCCGTTTGCACTGTGCCGATGGCCATGTGCAGCACGGTGGACATATGCGAAAACGAGGGAAACGCCTTGCGCTGCCCGTTGGAGCAGCGGCAGAGGTAGGCGTACACGGCAAAATCCCGTTTATCCAGGTTGAATGCTTCTACCGGCAACTTGCCCCATGCGCCGGACAGCTGCAGGAGCTTGTACTGATTGGAGATCCTGCGGCCATCCCGATCTTGCCGGGCAGACACTACCAGCAGGCCCTTTTGTTCCAGACCGGCCACGGCGGAGCGGATTGTGTTCTCGCTCAAACCGCACCGTTGTTGTATGGTGGCGTTACGGACGGTCGCTGTGCCCAGGCAGTTCTGGCAGTACGATAAAAACAAAAATACCATCAATTCCTTGGGTTTTAGCCCATAATCAAATAAGCCGTTATAAATTTTTACAAACATGGTGTTCTTCCTTCCAAAAAAGAAGCCCCAGGCAAGCCGTTTGCCTGGGGCATTGTTGTTATTTACGGATTAAATTTTCCGGGGTACAGTGCTGCCGCTTCGCGCCGGGAAGCTCCCAGCTTGCGGCGCGGCTCTCTGGTTGCTGTCGGGGGCGTGTGAGGGCGCGTCGAGGCACTTCCTAGAGCCTGTCGCAGAGATTCCGTGCTGAGTAGTTTGATTTCCAGGTAGTCGTTCTCGCTGGTGGTGTCCTGTTCCTGGGGAGCCAAAGACAAGTATTTCCAGTAACCCTCGAGATGGGTTTTCATGGGGGCGTACCCGGCTTTCTCGATGATCCAGGTGTCACGCTGGATGCGCACCATCTGAGCAGGGGACATCAGAGGGCGGCCCATCAGTTGATGGCTGCTGGTGGTCTTGCCGTCAGAGCGAGAGGAGGAGCCGGTCAGAATGGTCTCATCGCCCAGCATTTTGGATATGCTGGTAGCTGTATCCTGAGCCGACGGCGATACAAATGTGTTGAGCAAAATCTGGCAGTTGTCTTTGATGATCTCGGTGACGTTTTTATCGTATTTGAGCAAAAACTGGCTGTAGCTTTGCACCGCGACAAGGATTCGCCCGCCTCGGCTGCGGATAGCGGAGAACAAGCTGGTGACACCGGGAATTGCCGGGAAGTTGCCGAACTCGTCCAAAAAATAGTAGAAGGGACGAGGGCAATGCCCGCCCTGGCGCTCGGCCAGAGCAATCAGATCGTCGGTCAGGAAACGGACGAACAGCGATGCCAGGAAGTGCCTGGTTTCGTTTTCATCGGGCGCAATCAGGAAGATTGCTGTGGGCCGTTCGATGAATTGTTCGGCATCCAGATCGTTGTCGTGTGTGCAGATTAGCTGCTCCAGTTCCGCATCGACGAATTTCAGCAGCTTAGACAGCGCCGAAGAAACGATATTGAGGGTGGTTCGTATATCTGCGCTTGTGGTAGTGCTGATATATCCTTTGATTCGCCGGTCGGTAACCCCCTCCAGCATGGCAGCCAAACGGCTTTTCTGGACGGTGTTCCCTTTCTCCGGGTTATCTGCCCCTGCCAGCTCGACAATCAGATTAAAAACACTGGCGATGTGGCGCTCACCGTCCTGGCCATACTGAGACACCAGCAGGACCAGGCCGGTTATCAGGCCACGGGCAGTCTCGTTAAAATACTCGCTGCTGTCACCACTGTTCACAGAGCCGGTATTGCCGATAATCGCGCTGGCAATGACCTTGGCGTAGCGTTCTGCCGTGGCATAATGCACGGCCTTCTGCCTGGCGTCCTGCTCCTTGCGCCAGGCGTCAATCTCCGCATTGACGCGGTACAGCAGATTAAAATGGCAGGAGCAAAACACATTCCGAAGGTCGAGCTTCAGCAAGCGGTAGCCGCAGTGCCGCAGCTCCGGCCCCGTGATATTGTACAGATCGTCCTTGACGGAAACCAGCACCATGCTGGCCCCTTTCCCGATGCCTTTGTCGTTTTTGGTGTTGTAATTGACGCGGGCATTATAGGTGATGGTCGGGATATATACGCTGGTGGATTTGCCTGCACCGGGCGGGGCGACCATCAGGACGGACTGGTCGCTGGTGTCGAGCAGCCAGGTACTGCGGGTGGCCCCTACCAGCATCCCCGGCGTTTGTTCGCCACCGTGGGGCACCTCGACGTACACCTTCTTCTTTTCCTCGTCGCCCATAAAGTGAGCGTCGCCGTGCTGGCCGTGCCCGGCCTGCACATCCTTTACCGCCAGCGGCGCGCGGTTGTACATCTCGACCAGCGCCGCTGCCAGCAGAGCCGCCAGTAGCTTTGCCAGGACAAGCAGCCCATCGCCCGGTGCATACCCGGCCCCTATCTGCAGGGCCGTTGCCAGGGCGTATACGATCACGATCGTCAGCAGCGGTCGCAAACCTCTTTTCAAAAAATCATCTCCTCCTTACAGGTCCATCATGAACGCCTGGCTTTGGGGCGACAGTTCCGTCTCCTGTTCCGGCTCCGGCTCATTCTCCGCTTCCTGCTCCAGCGCTCTTTCCTGCTCATGGGCCAGGAAGTGGTCACAGTAATCCAGGGCTTTGTCCAGACGCTGCAATGTGACCGGCAAGTCGAACGTCGGGCATTTGACGGCCTCCGCATGGGCGGACGCCAGCTGCTGCGACAGCCGGTCACTTACCCCAACGTCATACCGTACCGCCAGCATCACCGCCAGGGACGCGCTCTCCAGGTCGCGGACCGGCTGCTCCACCGTCGCTGTGCGCTGGATAACGGCGTCCGCGTAGCCCTTCAGTTCACTGAGCCGCACATCTTCCTCGGAACCGGCGTCCGATACATGGATCACGTTCTGGTCTGCGTCGAAGTAGGCTGCGCCCGGCTTGTCCTGGTCACGCTGCACCGTCAGCCCGGCCTGCCGGGCTGCGTCCTCCATATCCAATGGGTTCTTTTCAATTTCACCATCCTGATGACTTTGATGCTCCAAAAACTCCTGATACTGCAGCGGTTCCTTCTTCAATTCCTGCAGGATTTGCTGCTCAGCCCATTCGCGAAATCTGTCCAGAGAGCCCTCAAACGTATCATAACCTTTGCCAGTGGCGTTATATTCGATTAGTCCCGAAGTGGCATACGGAGCAAGATCATAACTGTAGAAACGTTCAGAATTTGGTCCATGTAAAGAGCCACTTCCATCGTTATACATTTCCCATTGCCATCCGGCGGGTAACTGGTTGGCTGGAACGATTTTGCCATCGTCGAGAAATTCGTCTAAATCTTGATATTCTTCTTTCTGCATAGGGTTCTCCTTTTTATTCTGTACGGGTTCCTGCTTTTCCTGGTCCAGCAGTATATTCAGTTCGTTCAGCCGGGCCAGCTTGGTCTGGAATTCTTCTTCATAGGCGAATGGCTGTTTGGCCGCCTCTTTGGCAGATTCAATGTTTTTCTCTATCTCTTCGCGCGCGGCGATTTTTACCGGGATCTGAGCGGATATGTTTTCCAGCACCGCGCGGAAAGAGGAAAAGTTCTGCTTCGGGTTCAATTCGATCCTGTAGCGCTGCCCGCCCTGCAGATACCCTGCAAAGCCAATGCTCTTCGGGTCGTAGCCCACACAGATGTCAAACCCGCAATACCGGCCGATCTTCTTCTCGCCTGCACCGGCTGCGGCCGCCTTACAGGCGTCCAGCAGCGCGGCGTCGGCATCGGCGCGTTTGGTATAGGTCACTCCCTGGATAACGGCGGAGAACATCTCGTTCCCCTTATCGTCTTTGCGCAGGCTGCTTTGAAATAATGCGGCGTCCTGCCGCAGGGCGTCCAATTCCTGGCCGATGCGCCGGATTGCTGCCGGATACCCGATAGAGACAAGGTCCTGCAATTCATAGATCTGCGCATTGTGGGCGCTGCGCAGCGTGCTGAGCCGCGCCACTTCGTTGTCCAGGTCCATTTTTTCCTTGATGAGAGGGTTTCCCGCACAGAGCGCCTTGACTTCAGCGTAAGTAAGCGTTGCCTCGTCCAGGGCCTCACAGGAGCGGGCGGGGGTCTTGCTGGTCATGATCTGGCTGATATAGCGCTGCTTGTTCTCAATGAGCTGCCAGCTGTAGGCGTCGAAGCTGCCCTCCGTGGCGTAGCGGAATATCTGCACGCGTTTGTTTTCGTTGCCCTGGCGCAGAATCCGACCTTCGCGCTGCTCAATATCCGAGGGCCGCCAGGGCACATCCAGATGGTGGAGTGCAATCAATTTGGTTTGCACGTTGGTTCCGGCTCCCATTTTTTGTGTACTGCCCAGCAGCACGCGCACTTTGCCAGTGCGCACACGGGCGAACAGCGCCGCCTTTTTCGCGTCGGTGTTCGCGTCGTGGATATAGGCGATCTCCTCTTTCGGGACGCCTCTTGCGATCAGCTTATCCCGGATGTCGTCGTACACATTCCACGCGCCGGTCCCCGGTGTGGCCAGATCGGAAAATATCAGCTGCGCAGACCGCTGTTCCCGCGTCTGCGCCCAAATCTCGTAGACCTTGTCCGCACAGGCGTTGGCCTTGCTGCCGGGATCGTCCGGCAGGGCCGGGTTGAGCAGCCGCTGGTCAAGTGCCAGCTTCCTGCCGTCCGTCGTGATCTTGAGCATATTGTCCATATGAGGGTCCACGCTGCCCGCGCGCACCGTCTCGGCCCGTTCGCCCAGTGCCTGGATGGTCTGTTTCTGCAGCTCCGTGGGCGGGCACATGATGACCGTCGGTTTGCCGCCTTCCAGTTCCGGCACCTCCAGCTTCAGCATGTCGGCTGTCTGTACATCCGCAGCCAGCTTCCACATGCTGATGAGTTCCGGCAGATTGTTGAACCTGGCAAACCGCGTTTTCATGCGGTAGCCGGTCCCTTCGGGGGCCAGCTCCATAGCGCTGACCGTTTCGCCAAAGTTGGCCGCCCATGCGTCGAAGGCGTACAGGCCATGCTCACGCAGGGTATCCGCCTGTATATAGCGCATCATGGTGTAGAGTTCCGCAGCCGAGTTGCTGATGGGCGTGCCGGTGCAGAACACAACGCCTTTGCCGTCCGTGATCTCGTCCAGGTATTGGCACTTCATGAGCAGGTCTGTGGCTTTCCGGCTCTCAGCGGTTGTAATCCCCGACACATTTTGCATTTTCGTCTGCACGGCCAGATTTTTGAACTGATGCGCTTCGTCCACCATGAGTGAATCGACGCCCAGTTCTTCAAAGGTCACTGCGTCGTCTTTGGGGGCGTCCATCAACTTTTCCAGCCGCGATTCCAGAGATTTTTTGGCCCGCTCCAGCTGCTTTACAGACAATTCCTGCCCGGTGCGCTCTTTTTTTGCCGCATTGATGACCTCCGTGAACTGCTCGATCTCATCGCGCAGGAACTGCTGCTGCCGTTCATCGGACAGCGGCAGCCGGGTGAACTGGCTGTGCCCCAAAATCACAATATCATAATTGCCGGTGGCAATGCGCGAACAGAACAGCTTACGGCGGTCCTTTTCAAAATCCCGCTTTGCCGCCACAAGGATATTGGCGTTCGGATACAGCGTCAGCAGTTCGGACCCGATCTGTTCGGTCAGGTGATTGGGCACGACGATCATGGTCTTGCTGCACAGGCCCAGGCGTTTCTTCTCCATAGCCGCCGCGCCCATGACGATGGTCTTGCCAGCGCCTACCGCATGGGCTACCAGCGTATTGCCTCCGAACAGGATGCGAGCCACCGCGTTGCGCTGATGGGGCCGCAGCGTGATCTCCGGGTTCATACCGGGGAAAGTTAGGAAACTGCCGTCATATTCACGTGGGCGTAGGTTATTGTAGTGTTCATTGTAGTAGGCGGCCAGCCGACGCCGCCGGTCCGGGTCCTTAAATATCCAATCCCGGAACGCGGCCTCAATCTGCTTTTGTTTATCCTGCGCCAGACGTGTTTCCTTCACGTTGGGCACAGCCCGCTTTTTGCCGTCTGGTTCTTCCACATAGTCGTCTACCCTCGCGGGCTGCATATTCAGGCTGCTCTGTAACAGATCGTAAAAGGACCGGCGTTTTGTGCCGTAGGTGGCCGTGGCGCGGACGTTCACACTGTCCATCCTGCCGCCGGTCACGCTCCAGCGGGCCGTGACCGGCTCGTAATGCACCTGGATGTGCTGCGCCACCCAGGCATTGGGCTGCATCAGCTCCAGGACAAACTGCCGCACATCGTCGGCAGGTATCCAGGTGGTGCCCAGATGCACGTTGATCTCCGACGCCGTCAGTTCTTTGGGCTGCACAGCGGCCAGGGCGTCCGCGTTGGCCCGGTACACCGGGTCCAGCGCGGCAGCCTGGCGGGCCTGTTCCAGCTTTTGCCGGACGTTGCCCGACAGGTATTCTTCAGCGGTCTGGTAGACCGGATCTTCTTCCGTTCCCATGCCGGGCACACGGAACATCAGGCCGGACAGGTCCTTCACCAGTTCTTCCTGCGTTTTGCCGGAAAGCTGCTGCATATACGCCAGGTCGATGCCGCCGTGTTCGGCAAGCGACACCACCAGCGCCTCAGCGGCGGTATCCACATGATCGATCACGCGCGTCGGGCGGATGGTGCGCTTTGTAAACATATCCGCCTTGCCTGCAAAATTTCCTTCTTCGTCCACTCTTTCCAAAGAGCGCAGCAGGCTGTACCCGCTGTCCTCGTGGAACGCGGCGTTGTTGGCGCGGCTGTACAGGCGGCCATATTTGCTTACATAATCGTCATATTGCCGGGAAAGCTGCCGCTGCAAACGTGCAATCTCCTCCTCCGGCAAGTCGTTCACCTGCGCCTGGATCAGTTCCCGTGTGGCAGAGAGCAGTCCCACCATACCCTCAATTCGCTGCCGGGTCATGGCGTTGGGGGTCTGTTCCCACATGAGAGAGTCACGCCGGAAATAGATTTTTCCGTCCCGCACACAATAGCTGTAATTGCGCACAGACGGGGCGGCGGGAACGGCGTTTGCTTTGGCCGTGGTTTCTTCTTCGTCCATAGCCAGCGGCGCAAGTTCCGGCAGGACGGCCTGCAGGCGGCTCATGGCCGTGCGCAGCTGCTCTTCCAGGCTGGTATCTGTATCAGGCTGGCAGGTGGGGCGCGGCCCGTAGGGGCCGCTGACCATTTCCATTTTTCCGCAGATCATTTCCGGGTGGTCGATAAAATACTGGTTCATCGGTATGCCGTCTGCGGTCTGGCCCACATGTAGCCAGTCGGCTTCCGGGTTCGACAGTACGCCGTCCCGCTTCTGCAGAAACAGAATGTAGGCGGTCACTTCGGTGGCTGCCGCCGCTTTGAATGCGGTATTCGGCAGCCGCACCGCGCCGATCAGGTCGCAACGGGCGGCCAGGTACCTGCGCACATCCTCGCTTTTCTTGTCCATCGTCCCGCTTGTGGTGATGATGGCCTGGATACCGCCCACGCGCAGCTTGTCGATATTCTTTGCCGCAAAGTAATCGTGGATCAGGAAATTGTAGCGGTTGAAGGCAGGGTCGTTTACTTTGTACTGTCCGAAAGGCACGTTGCCCACCACCGCGTCAAAAAAGCTGTCCGGCAGCGACGCCTTTTCATAGCCCGTGATCTGGATGTTTGCTTTAGGAAAAAGCTGCTGGGCGATGCGCCCCGTGACCGGGTCCAGTTCCACGCCGTACAGCATCGTGCCGTTCGTATCGAAGGACGCCGGGCGGTTGGCGAAGAATGCGCCCACGCCCATGCTCGGTTCCAGGATGTTGCCGCCCTTCAGGCCGAAGCGCTCCAGCGTTTCATACATGGTGCGGATGATCTCCGGCGGCGTATAGAACGAGGTCAGGGTAGAGGCGCGGGCGGCTTCATATTCCTGTACGGGCAGCAGTTCCTTCAGCGTTTTGTATTTCCCGGCCCACTCGGCTTTTTTGCCGTCGAAGGCGTCGGACAGGCCGCCCCAACCCACATAACGGGCCAGCACCTGCTGCTGTTCCGGGCTGGCCTGCTGGCCGTCGGCATCCAGATACTGCAGCAGCCGCAAAGCAGCGATATTGTCCTGGAACCGGGCCTTGGGGCCGCCCGACGGGTCGCGGTCGCCGGTGGAGCTGTAATTGACCGCATTTTTGCGACCTTCTTTGATCCATTCCTGATACGCGGCATGTTCCGCTTCCTGCACGGTTTGGAACTTCGTCCATTCGCCGTCCACCGGGATCTCCACGGCATAGTCCGCCGCGCCTTTCTGGGGTGCCGCTGCGGCCTCCGCCTCCTGTACGATTTTTTCCGCCGTTTTATCCTGTTGCAGTTCCTTTTCCAGACGACCCTGTATATCTTCCAGATCGTCCATATCTGCGGCCTCTGCCGGGGACAGGATACCGCCGTTCTCCATGCGCTGCACATATCCATCATGCAGGCGGGCGACGTCCTCCAGATCGGCACGCACATTTCGGGACAGCGTCGCGGCCAATGAAAGCTGCTCATATCCGGCGTCCGGCGCGGCATGAGGCTGACGGCGTCTCACAGGCCGCCTCGCTTCGTCAGGCAGCTGTGCCGTAATAGCGGCGTGGTCCTCGTCCGAAACGGTGACGTCGATCTCATGCGCAGCTTCGCCGCTGCTGATGGTGATGGTATGATGATATTGTGCCGTGTGACCTCGGCGCACCCTGCGCGCCGGTCCTCGAAGCCGCAGTATGGATGAAAGAAACTGTTTTCGATCTCTACGAATTTTTTGTCCAGCGTTTCCTCGTTGGAAGCGTAGGTCAGCACCAACTCCTTTTGGCTGTCCAGATATTCCTCGTACATGGATTTGAGGATGGGGTCCCGCCGCGTAATCTGTTCCAGCACGTTGTCCACCTGCACCTTGAGGGGAGGCGGCAGGAATTTGTAGGTGTGTTTTCCTTTTGTGGCCCGCAGCTCCCTCCCCAGCGCTTTCAGCGCGTCGGTGATCTCCCGGTCCACCAAATATTCGCTGGACACCAGTCTGCGCAGCTGTTCATTGAGTTTATCCCGCTGCGCGCTTTTTTCTTCTTTCAGATATGCCAGGTCGCCGCGAAATATCTCATTGGTGAAGCTGCTCTTGACCGCGAGGGTCGCCGCGTTCAGTGCGGCGTTTTTGTCCGTTTCTTTTTCCCGGTGCGGAATGAACGCTTCCCGGCTGTCGGTGGACCACACCAGAAAATGCAGGTGTGGGTGGAAGTCCTTGTTGTGCCAGGAACATACCATGCGCAAATTGTTTGGAGAAATGTTATACGCCTTTGCCAGTTCGTCGGCTTTCAGCGCAATCAGGTTTTTCATGTAATTGCGGTCTACCCCCAGCCGTTCGCAGTCGCTGGCGTTGAGCGAATACACATGATACCAGACCGTGCTGTTGCCGGGAGCCTCGACGTCTGCCTGTGCCGACAGCACCCTTTTTTCTGTGCCGTTCTGGTCGAAGATGGGGCTTTGCCGGTCGATATAGGCAATGTAGTTGGTCGCATGACGCGCATTGGCGAAATAGCCGGAGTTGAGTATCGCCTTGACCTTCACTTTTTCACCTCACTTTCCGCTGCGCCAAACGGGCGTTGTGCCCGTTCTTGACAGCGTTTTGTGCCCGACGGGCACAACCGTTTTCTGACGCTATTTCGTTTTATTTTTGACGCCTATTTGCAAAGAAACCGGGCACAAAACGCCCGTTTTCTTTGCTGGCCGCAGCGTCATTCTTCTACAATGTCCTCCAATCGGAATACCCGGTCGTTCATCTTGAGGTATTCGACGGCGGCGCGGCGGTAGTTGTCCAGCGCGCGGGGGTTGACCTCCAGTTCATGCGCAATGACCTGGCACAATATGGCCTGCTGGATTGCCAGCTCCGACAGCACCTTGTTGGTACGGTTGTTCAGCCGCGATTCCATCAGGTTGACGCTGGCCAGCACCGTGCGCTTTACGCTTTCGGTAATAAAAGCCCCGTCGTTCTGCACATACAGATAATCCCGATAGTAGCGGATGGCGTTCTCTACTGCTGCAATTTCAGTACAATTTTCTTTCTCTACAATGGTCTTTAATATTTCTGCTGTCTCTACACTGATGCGGTAAGACTTCTTCACCATTTCCATCCAAGTGGCTCCTTTCTGGGGATACGATTTCCCCATTTTTATGAAGATTGGAAAGCGGTTGGGAAAATGCAGGATAAAGCTGTATGGCACAAGTGCCATACAGCAACACACCGCGCCGCAGTGCAGCGCGGTTTTTTCTAAAATTTTGTATGGCTATTTGTATGGCTTTTGTTCGCCTCCATTTTTGCCAGTGCCAGCAAAATCCAGCTTTTCGTCGTATATGCGTTATTTGTGTGCCATACAACTGCTGGCAATCTGTATGGCAATACAGGAAAAACAAACGCATTAACGCTGTCTTGTGTATGGCACACTGTATGGCAATTACAGCCATCCTTCCGGGTCAACGCGGGTATTGTTGACATACACCTCGAAGTGCAGATGGTTGCCGGTGCTGTCGCCGGTGCTGCCCACATAGGCGATTGTCTGCCCCTGCGTGACCGTCTGCCCGGCTGTAGCCGCCAGAGAAGAGGCATGGGCGTACAGCGTATAGATCTTGTTGCCCTGTGCGTCCGTGCCGTGGTAGATCTTCACGTAGTTGCCCCAGCTGTTGTGCCATCCGGCTTTCACAACGACGCCGTCCGCAGCGGCATAGATGGGGGTGCCGTAACCGGCAGCAAAGTCCATACCGCCGTGAGGAGCACCCGTCCACCCATCTGCTTCTCCAAAATGGCAGGAGATGTAGCTGTAGCTTGCCAGCGGCAGAATGAAGGTGCCGTTGCCGCTGCCAGGCAGATTGCCGGTGAAGCTATCATCGGGCGTATAACTGCCCGAATCGGTAATGCCCACCTGCGTGACCGTTACGCCGTACAGTTCCTCCCAATCCGTTTGGAACAGCACTTTGCTCCATTCTATATTGAGTTCCGTCCAGCCTTCCCAGTCCTCATTAAGCGTGGCCATCCTGACAGCCTGTTGATACTGCTGCATGACGGCGCTGTCGCGGGTGTAGGACAAATCGCTCAGCTCCTCCCACCGGGCTATGGTCTGCTCAGTGGCCCCCGTGTCCCCGCGCCAGTCCTGGCAGCCGGGCAGGGTGGCCGTCACATACAGGTCATAGTGGTCGCCAGGGCAATAAGTAACGGTGTGGTAGTTGTCACAATCGGCGGCGTCATCACTGTGGTGATACGTTCCCCCGTTGCCATCAGGGTGGCCGTCGCACACCTTCCGGCTCATGCAGCCTCCGCAGGAATATGGCCCGCGTTCCCTGGTGGAGAAGGAAACACTTTTCAATGCGACCCAGCAGGCCAGCGCGGACATATCCGTTTCCCAATCCTGCTCATAATAGCAGGAAACAATGGTCAGTACCTCCTTGTCGTTATTGGAAAACCCGTTTTCCCATTGCAGGATGACGTTGCGGTATGCGTTACCGTTACGGTCAGTCCGCTGCCGGTACTCGGCCATTTGCTCATCCACATAGGCGTCCCTGGCTTCATCCATAAGCGCTACGGTCTGGCCGACCAGTGACGTGTCCTCGGTGAGAAACGTGGAGAGGGTTATCGTGAACAACGTAATAATCGCCTGCAGACCGGCAACAAGCAGAAAGATGATCGAAAGCAACACCGCCACGATGGCGATGATAATTTTGCGGGTTCTCTCATCGGCCAGTTTCTGCGCGATGAGAATCGCAATCTCGGCAGGCATCAGATGCCCCCTTTGTCACCAAACAGCTCAGCTTCAAAGGGAAGCGTCCCCACTTCCATGTAGTATTTTCCGTTACCTGCTTTAAGCAGACAGTGACGCTTATTGGAAACACTGATGCAAGCAGCTTCGCCGTCCGTCAGTTTCAAAGCCCCTTTCATATCCTGGAGATCAACCTGTCCACTGTAAAAAAGGAATTTGAAAGAGGACATGTTGATGATCGGGGAGCTGTACCGTCGCACCGATTCATCCAGGCAGTCCTGGAGCTGCTGCGTCGCCACACCGATACAGGCGTTATACTTTCTGCTGCGACGGGCAAAATAGCTGATGTATTTGGCCATCAGCGGCTGCTCAAGGTACATGTACAACTCGTCGAAGCTGAGAAGCACCTGGAACTCACGGAGCAGCACGATGGACCAGATGTAGGTGTTCAGGTTGTTCTCCACGGCCTGGAGGCGCTGTTCGCTGCCCTCCAGCAGAGCGCCCATAGAGAAGCAGATCAGCGGATTGTTCTTTACGTCGATGGTGGTCGTACCGTTGAAGATGTTGGACAGTTCACCGTAGGTCGGGTCGTTGATATACAACAGAACCTCAGAAATCATTTCTTTGGTGAGCATGGGGTAGCTGTTTTTGCCCAACTGCTTTTGCACGAAATCATACAGCGTGCTGAAGGTGGGGTAGTCCTGGTGCTGCAGCCGGTCAAAGTCGGTGTGCTGATCGATGCCCACCGACGCATACATTCCCTGGACCAGAATCATCAGCGCACGGAGAGTGCTGTCCGGCATCTCCGGCATCATAATGCGGAACTCATCTTTGAGCCAGGAAAGATGCTGCAAAAACATGGGCGATTCATTGGAAATCTCCGGCAGCTCGGCCCCTTCCTCGATATCATCCTCCAGCTTGATTCTTCGCACCTCGAAGATGTTGATCTTGTGGTTGCCGGAAGCGCAGTCGATTACGACGCCGCCCAGGCCGCGTGTGACATCGCTGTATTCGTTTTCCGGGTCCATGACGTAGCAATGAACCCCGCGTGTCACCATGAATGTCAGAATTTTCTTCTGAAGATAACTCTTGCCCTGGCCAGCGGAGCCGGAAATGAAAAACACACCGTTGGTGATCTGGTCATCCCGCTGGAAGATGTCGGCATACACCGGGCCGCCGCGATCAGTGCGGCCAAGGGGCATGCCGTGGGGGTGAATCAGGCTGGAGTAACTGAACGGGTACAGGGCTGCCACGGTTTTACTGGGCAGATTGTTGGAACACAGGATAAAGTGGTCGCTGCCCAGCGGCTGTACCGAGGAAAAGCCATTGCGCTGTTCATAGTTCAACTGGTCATAGGTAATGCCGACACCTGCAAGTTCGATCTTCACCTGCTGCTCCAGGTTCGCCAGGTCCTCCAGCGTCTTGCCGTAAATCTCAATATATACGTTGACGCTGTAAATGGTATTCTGGTTCCGGGTGACTTCGGCGTAGAAGTTCTTGATGTCCATGGTCTCCTGGGCTGCGTCCATTTGTTCTGTGGCCTGGCTTTTGCCGCCGATAACGGCTTTGTTGCGAATCTGCTCGTCAATCAGTTTTCGCGCATTGTCTTTCTGGAGAGGGGTCATTCGCATGGTGAAAGAGGTGCCCCGCATGCTGGCTATCGTGTACAGGGCACGCGGGGGAATCTGAGCCGGGAAGTTCTTTATCATAAGGGTTCGGCGCATCAGGCCAGATTGCTCGGCATGGTCACGGGTGAAGTCAATGCGGTTGGGGCAAAGTCGGCGCTGAATTTCCTTGTTGTAGATCGCCGGTTTGGCTTTTGCCATGTTGGGGTAGTTTTTTACTTCTTCGGCAATGGTGTAAATATCCACATTGACGAACTCACGAACCAGGTAATTGCGCAGAAGGACGGCCATCTCGTCGTTTTTTACGCGGTCAATTTTGTATCCTTTTCCCACGATCAGGGTGTAGATGTCATCCTCCTCAGACTGCGCTTTGTAGATAAAATAATACGCCCGCTGCACGGCACTGGATTTTGTTTCGGTGCTTTCGATCTCGTTGACTACGTCTGCTAGAATGTGGTCATAGCGGCGTGGCAAGCTGCGGTAGTATTCCTTGAGGGCGCTCATGTCCTCGATTTTATCTGTACCGAACATGGTGAAGGGGCAGCGCAGGGAATCGAACAACCGGCACAGCTGTTCGATTTCTTGCGCGATTTCTTCATCTGTCATTACGTCGGTGTTCGGCGGATAGTAGCGGTAGAAGCGGAATAACTCCTTGCCGTCCTTGCCGCCATAGATGCCGTTGTCGGCAAAGCGGAACTGAATCAAATCCTGGATAGGCAAGCGAGAACGCATTTGTTTCGTCAGGCGTTTGCGCTGGCGCTTTTCTTCTTTTGCTGTGCGCTTTTCATTGGCGGTAAAGGTTTTTGTGAAAAGCTGGTAAAGGGTTCTTGTGCGCAATGCACCGAATAGATTGTGTTCAAAATCCACCCGCGCCGTGCCAATGGCAACAAACAGGGTCAACGCCAGCAATTCCAAAGAAGTAAGGTAAAATGCAATTACCACCAAAGTGGCAATCAGAATCAGTTCCGGGACAGTCCACCACCACAAAAGAAATTTCTTTTGCAGCCGTGGCGGGCAGAGGTACTTTTGCGTTGTCATATGGTCTCCTTTCCAGGCATTGTGCCTGATTCAGCGGCAGGTTTGTGCCTAATAGGCACAACCTGTTTTTGACGTAATTCCGTTGTATTTTTGTGCTTATCTGCATAAAAAAGAGCGTGGCAAATGCCACGCCCTCAATGCGCAGAGTCATCCCTCGTTTTTAGATATTGGTGTAAATCCTTGACGAGTTGCGCTAGGTATCCAGCCGCAACCAAAGGCAAGATAAATAGATTGAATGCTATTGTTAAAATCGTCGCGTTATCATATCCCGGCCAAAAAACAGTATCAGGAAGGCTCTCAATTGAAACAACCGGGATCAAAATATTTCCGCCAATAGCCGCAAGCGTTGTAAAGGTATTTGTGATCTTGAACACCATTTGCACCGGCTCGTAGTCTGCCACAAGGGCAGTAAATATCCAAAGAAAGACATATGCAATTACTACAACAAAAAAACCAAACTCGCCATCCTGGGAATTGGAAAATTCCGCGATTGCCATCGCTACTTGCCATGCGTATAAAAAGGCAAAACCAAAAAGCAAAAGCAGCAGACGGCGACACGAGCGCAACGCATAGGCCAAATACACACAATACGCTATAAAACCAGCCAGTGTATATATCAGCATAGAATTTGCTCTCGACTGGCTTTGTGTCAACAGAGGCGTCCCGACAAACAAAAATCCAAGTACCAGATACATAAGAGCTGTGTGGAGGCAAAGAAACTCACTGATCTTTTGAAAGAAAGACCTTGCACGCTCCACTGTGACCAGGAAATATTCGATGAGGTCGTCAATCATACGGCGCACCCCTCCATACCGAAGAATCCACTCCAGTATAGAACAGGCCATACAGAAAACCAAGGTCAAAACCGCTTGGCACAGGTATTCTGAAAGGTCAAGGAAACCATTCAGTCCACAGTTCCACGCAAACAGCGTAAGAAATGTGATACTTCGGAATGCAAACAAAGCGCCGTCATCACCAGATATCGCGGCACGCTTCCATTTGCATAGAACGACTATCAGAATGCGCAATACGTAGCAGAGCGCGATGATGAAAAGAGTATCTTTTAACAGAGTTTGCCAAAATTCGGTCAAGTATCGTATAAGCAAAAAAGGATCTCCCCTTCATCCGATCAAAAGCAGGTTTGTGCCTAATAGGCACAGCCTGTTTTTGACGAAATACCGTTGTGTTTTCGCTGCGTGTTTGCATCCGTGAGGACTATTTCATAAGCCCTTTAACGGCACCGGCGAAATACGCGACGCCCGTAGGGTTGATATGCGGCCCCGCACTGGATAAACCATATTTGTCCAGCGTGCGGCTCACACCGCCCATGCCCAGTAAGCAGCCCATCCCCAAAAACGTGCTGGCGATGCCGGTACTCATCAGCAAGGTAATGGCCAGAGCGTAGAAAAAGTATTCAAAAAAGAAGGTCAGGCCAACGGCCATCGCCTGGCGAAACCATCCAGAAAAAGCGGTCTGATCGCCACGCAAAATGCTGGTTTCGTATAGGGGAACCATGGCAATCAGGGTGATAAACTGCACAAAGCGCAGCGTTATTTTATAAATGAAAACGCCGCTGCCAATAACCACGATGAAGAAGCAGACCACGGATTCCAACAGACTACTGTTTATAGTCACTTCTGGTGACATCCACAAATCTGTCAAGCTGGCTGCGTATTCAGTCCCTTCAAAATTTGTAACTGCGTCGCTCAACCTCAGAAGCTGAATCAGGCTCAAAATTGCTTTTGTCATTACATGCACCAATTTGGCACCGAAAAGAGCAAAGGCCAGCCCTGAGACGAAGTTCTTTGTGACTGAGGACATGTAGACGGTTTTTTCTTCTGAGCGTGCCTCTAAAATGTCATAGAGCATCAGGATACAGCCGATAGCAAATACTCCCATGGCTATCCAACTGGAGCAGGACACGATAGCGCTGATAATCGAATCATCCCAAAGAGACACGATCATTTTGCTGACAAAATCCATAATGACTGTCAAAAGTGCAACAAAAATGTCGTGTATCAAAGTGGCGATGCCGTCTGCTATGAGGTTTAGGATAAATTTTCCGATTACTTCCAT